AGGTTTTGAACCACGCGTCGTACAGATCTCGATCATCCCTCATCGTGTCCTCCTCGAAAGGTGAAGTGTCCTCTTGCTCTGATCTCACCGGGGCACTGGCTAGGTGTCCGCTGGCAGCAGGGCTCATGGCTACACGCCCGTTGCACTGACAGTGTGATGAGACCAGAACAAGAGAGGCGAGAGGATGTTAGCTCCCTCGCCCCCTCCTCGTGCTTCCTACCTTCGCCACGTGCTCGACTAGGTTGCGGTGACTGCGCCAGCGTGCGCCTCGTCTGAGAGTGACCTCATGTCAGGCAAGCTGGCCTACCGCTTCTGGACCGTCTGTGGATGGAGTCGTGATCCCGTTACCAAGTGTGGCCCGCGTTGTCTCTCGCGGTCATCAGCCTACGCTACCCGTCGGACCCGTGATCGTTCCATCCCGTGGCATCGCCCTCATCCTGAGAATCGCAGGGCAGTACCTCGGAAGCATTCCGTTGACCTAGCCAGTGTCTGCCCATCTTCTCAGTGCGCTCCGGGGCTCGTGCGTCCTCGCTTCGCGGGGGACCATCCGGCGCTGCCTACGCTGGGTCGCGATCTGCTGCTGGCCAGCGCTCGTCTTTGGGGGAGGCACACACGAGAGGTGCGCCTGAGTGAGAGGGGTAGGTGCCGCCACGCTGGGGTGAGGAGTGCCATCGCCCACTGGGTCTCGGCAGGGCTCATCCCTTGTGCGGCTCTCTCGGCTAGGTCAGTTGTCAAAGAACTCTTGCTTCGCTCGCCGGTCGGTTGGGCCTTCGTCTCGCCTTGCCCGCCGGTCTGTCTGCAACGACACCCAGAGTATGCGCCTGTTGATTGCGTAGCGCAAGCTCTTCCTTTCTAATGGCCGGTCGGGATGCCCGTAAGTTGCTGAGCCAGTTGACGTGAGATTTCTTTTGGTGCCTCCCTTTTCATGACATGCGAACCATATAACGAACCGTATAAGATAGGCTGATTGCATGCCCATGAACAGGCTCCAGACCGACGCTATCCTTGCCCTGTCTGAGGCCCAAGAGACCGCCATCGCGATGATCGGACTGCGTGGGTACAGAGCCGAGTCAGCACGCGTCCAGACCCTGTCTAGGTTGCGTGAGGAGCGATTCTCGTGGATTGTGCGCAAGGCATGGCGTCGTGCTGTTCTCCCGCCCAGTGCCGTGGAAACTAGGGCATGTCCCGCGATGTAGTTGGTATACAAGGAGGTATATAAGAATGGACGCGGATGCGATGGCTCGCGAGGGCCTTGAACGGAGGCTGGCGAGAGCACGTGCGAAGCTCCGACAGGCCACTACTAGCAGGCGCAGGAAGACCCTGAGAGCGACTGTCACCAGACTCCATGACAATGAGCTTGACAGCGCTTGGATCGCTGCCCTGCGAGGCGACGTGGACGAGGCACTGGACAGGTTCTCACCGCATGTACGTGAGGAAGTACCAAGGCATGACAGTACTGGTACCCCATGGCGTCGAACGGGATGGTTGGGTGGCAGTTGATGAGCACCCTCAGGGGCAACCCTACACCCTACCATGTGTTCATTGGGTAGGTCAACCTACCACTACTAGCCTGTTGTCATAGATCCCTAGCACACGTACGCAGGCACAGTCAATGGACACCTACCCCCACTGGTTGGTTGGCATAGGCAAGGCAGGGGGCACCACCATCGGACCCTCACATCAAGGCCCCCCCCGGAGTATAGAGGTCACTTGACAAATCAATCTCAAAGGGCCATACCCCAATAACCAACGGGCATTTTTTGTCAAAAAGTACCCTTAGTGCTGTGTGCTCAGGTATTTACGGGTGCTTCCATTTCGGACCCTGGGGCATGCTACTGTCTCTCCATGTCCAGTCGGGTCATCCGGGTCTGCGTCTGGTCACTGACGATCCTTTGCGCTTGGTTCTTCTTCTCGACTCAGAACCGGCCAGAGCAGTGCATCCAAGATGGGCTTGACGGGGTCTGTGCGGCCTCAGGAGAGCTTCTAGACCATCCGGAGGCATCCTGATACCCCCATGCTCTCTACAGGCTCTCAGGGCCTATCGCGCGAGAACCGATAACGGGCGATTATCGTCCCCTTGGCGCTCAGAACGGAGGTTAGAGTGCAACCCCTGACTCTGTCTCTAACAACAACATCTACAGAGTCTACATACTGTCTCTTCATAGCTCCGTTGTTACTACTCAGAAGAGATACCAACCAGACCAGACCATACCATACCAGAGACGGTGACATTTCGGGACAACTCTGACCGGGATGGACAAGCGATGACGTACCCTTTTGTCCCCAATTCCATGCTAGACTCATTCACGGAGGTCGATTGATGCCTTACACCCCTTTGGATTCGCAGGCGATGTTCTCGACTGCGTTCTTGGAAGGCCCACTCCCTTGGGCGATTTGGACCGCGATTCTCTCCACAGCCGATCAAGACGGGATCACGTCGTTGAGCCCTCTCTACCTCGCCAGGGCGTGGAGGATGCCCGTCGAGGAGATCGCGAAGGCCTGGGACATCCACACTCAGCCGGACCCCAGTTCGAAGAACAAGGAGCACGAGGGTCGTCGCCTGATCGAGACCGACAACGGGCGCTGGCTGGTGGTTTCTCACGCACAGTACCGTGCGCAGTACACCGAGGACGTACGCAAGGCCCGTCTCCGTGACGCGAAGCGCCGTCAGCGCGCGAAGTCGAAGGGGCTGAACGTGGCCTGCGAGAAGTGCAACGCATGGCTCGAAACACCCACCAAAGGTGAGGGTTTCTGTCCAGATTGCTCATTTCCGGAGGAAGCATGATCGTCAACGAGTTCGCAGACCGGGGAGAGCCGGACATGCTGTACACCATCGTGAAGGTCAACAACCGGTACGTCCTGGCCGGGGTAGAGGCGCAGGAGCTTTTCAAGGGCGTTCTCGGTGAGAAGGAATGGAACCGCCGCTGCGCTGAGGCGTACCGGAAGGACACGGGCCAGCCCCTGGAAGAGCCGTTGGAGATCGAGGTAATCGAGCCTGTATCGAAGCGCTATTTCGCAGCATCGGAGGGAGCATGAACGACCACGTCAAGACGCTGGAGAAGGCAGAGGTCTACCTGCGAGGAAACTCTGAGATCAACAGAGACGAGCGCGATATTCTAGCCGACTCCATCCGCGCCGTGCTGGAGGAGAACGAGCGGCTGAAGGCCGTCATCGCTCAACGCCAGGAGGACTGGCCGAACGGGCCACCCGTCACGGAGGCTGAGTGGAACAGGGTTCTCACCCTTGCCATGGACAGGGAAACCCTGAGCGAAGAGGTCGAGAAGCAACAGGCCCAGATCCGCGCCGACAAGGCCTCGCTCTTCCGACTCCAAGAGGAATCAGACAAGGCCGTGAGCACGTTGATCGACGCGAGGAATGGTGCTGAGGCGGAGATCGAGCGGCTGCGAGTCATCGCGAAGGAGTCGAGCGAAGGGTGGCAAGGGGCCGAGGCCCGCATCGACGCGGCGCTGGTGCTCACGGAAGGCGTGTACTGCTGGAAGCCGGAAAGATGCTTGCACTGCGAAATCATCAAGGCCCTTAGAGGCAAGAAGTGAGAGAGGACAACATGAACCTGAACTCGTTCAACATGGAGAGTCTCCAGAGTCGATGCCCAGTCTGCGGAGACACGTTCCCCGCGATCATGCGTGAAGGGAAGCTCGTTGATGCGTTTGACGGCTCCCGTCACCAAAAAAATTCGGACGGACGCTACGTACACGCTCGATGCGTGAAGGAGGTCAAGTGAAGAAGCGACCGAAGGTGAATCGACCGAAGATGTGGACGACCATCTCCAAGGAACACCTTGAGGGGTTCGTGCGAGACTGGTCGATGATGTGGCGTGAGCAGATGCGAATCACCCTCGCAGACTGGCTCGAACTGGCCTGGGACGATGGCTACAAGCAGGGCCGTCAGGATCAGGAGGAAGAGGTTTGAGCTTCCAAGAGGCGTGGGACAAGCTGGACAAGGAGAAGCGTAAGGAAGTGGTCATCGCGTGCCTGCTGCTGGGTGGAGCCGGACTCATTGCGCTCACCCTCATCATGGCCGCGTTCATCTACGTCCACTGGGTGCTGGGGATGATCCTCATCGGGATTTCCAGCCTGATCATCGGTGGAATCTCGGCGGAGCTTCTCTGATGGTGCTCTACATCACGGCGGGCCTCTTGATGTTCGCAGCCTGCTGCCTGTGGGGCTACCGCGACGCGGTGTACAGCAAGAGCTACGGACCAGACACCGAAGACGTGGCGATGTTTCTGATCATGGCCGCGACGGCGTCGGCAGCTTGGCCTGTCCTTTTGTTCGGCGGGGCGATCTACTGGGGCGCGACGGGGATCAAGATTTGGCTTCATAAGCAGCGAGAGGAGTGGAGGAACAAGTGACCCTACGAGAGGCGGAACTGGAGGACCAGAAGGCCCGTCTCCGCATGGCGTTTGATGAGCGGAAGGAGATCGACAGGCAACATATCACAAATCTCGATAACGCACTGCGTGCGCTGATCTCCTCCGCAGACGATGTCCTCATGGGCTACGACGCGACCCGTAGGCTCAAGAAGCCGGGATACGGCATGGGGTACAACATCGCGGTCGAGACCAGCGCGAAGTATTCATCGATCACGTACTGGGAACGTGTTCGCAAGACAATCAAGCAGGCCAGGGAAGTGAGAGGGGCGTAATGCACGAGAACGCAAAGACAATGGTCGATGAGATGCTGTGGTACTACCCGTTGATGCCGCAGAAGTACAAGGACGCGACACGGGAGATTCTTGACCACTTGGAGGACTACCGAAGCGTGGTCAAGTACGCGAGCACGAACGAGCAGAGAGCCAAGCTCTCCTCGATCAACAGCCAGAACCTCAGGACTGAACTCAAGGACGCCGAGTGCTCGCTCAACAAGCAGAGGAACCTCAACGACATGCTCGCGAAGGATGTCACCACCCAGAAGGAGGAGACGGAGCGCATCCGTAAGTACTACCGTTCGGAGTTGGAGCGGGAGAAGGTCGCGAAGGGGGACAAGCAGGAGGGGGATCACCACGCGTCTGACCGTGATCGCGATGTCAAGACAGCCGAGCAGACCAAGGCGTACGTCAACACGTTTCGCCCGTGCTGCATCCCCATCGGGGACGCGTGCGAGTTGTTGGCGAGGATCAGCGTCTTGGAGACCAGCAACGAGGAGATCTCTCAGTCGCGTGACAGCTTGCAGTTCCGCTACTCCGCCCTCAGCGCTGGCAAGGCCGTCGCAGAGGAGCGTGAGGCTGACCGTGTGGCCGAGATCACGAAGAAGGTCGAGATCTTGATCGAGAAGCAGGGAGTCGCAATGGGAGCCGCGAAGGACCGGATCAACATGCTGGAGGAAGCTCTCGCCAGCGGCCACCGCGACACCTTGAAGCACAAAGAGAGGGGCAGGAGGCTGCGTGCGGCCATGGGCGCGCTCCGCGAGATCGGTGACATCACCTACGACTTGACACCCTGGGAGGAGGAGGAGTGAACCAACTAGACCGGATCATCATCGCGAACGTCTCCACGCTGGTGAGCAACCTCGCATCGTTGATGGCGAAGAACCAAATGCAGGGCGAAGAGCTTGACCGATGGTACAAGGCGGTGATGGGCGAGGGCGGTATCGAGGCGGACTGCCGCTGTGGCAACGTGGATCTGGTCCATCTCTTGAACTACGTCCAGGGGAAGAAGCATGAGTAGGTTCGGGGACTACGCGGTCAAGAACCTGAGGGTCTGCCGCTACTGTCGGTTCGAGGAGGAGTTTCCACCGGAGGCCGAAGACATCCGAGGCGAGCTACGGAAGGGCCGGTTGAGCACGAAAGAGCCCACCGCATACGCTAGCCTAGTAGCTAGTTACATTTCTAGTCACGTCGGCTTCGCGATTACCTCCTCGATGGTGCGTGACCACTTCCGTCGTTCCCACGACAAGGAGTCCGAATGAGCGCAGAACCGAGTCCCTTCTCGCAGTTCGTGAACCGCAACGTCGGCTATAAGAGGGCGCGGTCGGGAGCCCGAGTGCTTCTGCCCGCACAAGACGGATGCGTCTTTGTCCTCAGCGACCAGCACTACTACGCTGGAGCCGACCCCTCCCCCGTACACAAGGCCAGCATTCTTCTAGCCGACCGCTTGAAGCCATGGGGCGTCATCTGCAACGGTGACGCCATCGACGGTGCTTCCATCTCTCGCTGGCCAGTGAGTTCCTTCACCGAGCTTGGCGAGCGTCCCCTCGTCTCCGCCGAACTGGACGAGGCTGCGTCACGTCTGAAGGAGTACGAGGATCTCAACTACGTCCACTACCTCGTGTGGAACCTGGGCAACCACGACGCACGCTTCGAAACGAAGCTGGCCGAGAAGGTGCCTGAGTACGCAGGCGTCCACGGGATGACCCTGAAGGATCACTTCCCAGGTTGGATCCCGGCGTGGTCCACGTGGGTCATGCGGGACCACTCCAGCCTCAACGGCCCCCAGGTCGTCGTGAAGCATCGCTTCAAGGGCGGGATGTACTCCGCTTCCAACAATGCTCTCTGGAGCGGCGTGAGCATGGTCACAGGCCACGATCACAAGCTCTGGGTCAAGCCGATCTCGGACTACCGGGGTCTCCGCTGGGGGATCGACGCTGGCACAGTCAGCGACCCGTACTCCCCACTTTTCACGAACTACACGGAAGACAACCCGCAGGACTGGCACTCCGGTTTCGTCGTCCTGCACTTCCGAAATGGCGTGTTCACTGGGCCTGAGTTGGTCTGGGGACTGCCAGACGGGAAGGTGCTCTTCCGAGGGGAGGTGCTCAATGTCTGACGATCTAGAGAAGGCACGCCAGGAGAAGGCCCTGGAGTTGGATCAGGCGACCAAGGACCGCCTGCGTCGCTTCCGCCTGAGGGCTATCGCGGCCCAGGAGGAGAAGGTGCGGGGAGAAAAGCGACTTCGTACCCGCAGAAGGGGCATCGACGGGCTATAATGTGCAGACCGTACGAAGACATGCGCGGCAAGGGGTGGGCCTGCTGCCGGTGTGATGCTCTCAATTTCACAGTCCACTGTAAGTCATGCGGAAAGGAAAGACATTGGAATTTCAGCACTACCCAAAGATGTCCAGATGGGAACGACCAGTCGTCATCACAGAAAAGATCGACGGAACGAACGGGCAAATCGGCATCAAGCCGACGGACCTCGACCCGAAAAGCCAAGCGGTCACGACGGTAGTCAAGCCGTTTGGACAAGTCCTCGTCACGTACGAGATCTTCGCTGGATCGAGGAACCGCTGGCTGAGCCCAGACAAGGGCAGGGACAACCACGGATTCGCGCAGTGGGTCAATGACAACGCGAGCGAACTCTTCGACATCCTTGGCGAGGGTCGTCACTTCGGTGAGTGGTGGGGTGCTGGCATCCAGCGCACCTACGACATGCGGTACAAGCGCTTCTCTCTCTTCAACACCGAGCGGTGGGCGAACCTTCCATTCGACGGCCACTCGGACTCGCTTGTGCTGCGCGTGCCGGTCTGCTACGCAGGCCCGAACTACCCCGGTGTGATGGACATCGAGATGGACCGGATGAAGGTAACCGGCTCTCTCGCATCACACGGGTATCCGAACCCGGAAGGCGTGGTCATGTTCCACACGGCTGCGAACTTCGGATTCAAGAAGACGTACGAGAACGACGAAGGAGGAAAGGAAAGACAATGAGTGAGTTCTGGATCGTAGGACTATTCATCGTCCTAGGTATCGTGTTGATCGCAGTGATGCCATTGGCGGCGATCTGGGCGGTCAACATGTTGTTCGGGACGATGATTCCGTACACGTTCAAGACGTGGCTCGCTTCGCTCATCCTGAGTGGAGTGGTGGCCGGAAACGTACGCGTCAACACGAAGAACTAGCCATGGACATTGCATGGGTATGGGTGATCACGGTCGTGATCTTGCTGGGCATCGGACTGGTGTCCAAGAAGATGGAGAAGTGGGCGGACAAGAACCTCATGAACGAAGACCTCTTGCCGCCTTGCAAAGAGTGTGATGGAAGTGGGTACTTCATGCCGGGGCAGCGGGATTGCCCGCAGTGCTACGGCTCTGGGGTCGCCCCTATTGCGAGTGCTTCTCCAAGGTGGAAGGCGGACGGGACAAGTGACAAGGAGGTCAAGTAGATGGCAAGTTTGAACAGGGTGTCGTTGATCGGAAACGTCGGGCGTGATCCGGAGGTTCGGTACACGCAGTCAGGGGAGGCGATCTTGAGCTTCTCCCTGGCCACCACGGAGACGTGGAACAAGGACGGAGAGAAGCACGAGGACACGCAGTGGCACAACGTCACGGTCTTCGGGAAGCTGGCCGCATCGTTGAAGGACTACATCACGAAGGGCAAGAAGCTGTTCGTGGAAGGCAAGCTCGTGACCGAGGCGTGGACGGACAAGGACGGCAACAACCGGAAGACCACCAAGGTGAAGCTGGGTGGCTACGATTCCAAGATCATCCTCCTGGGCGGCAAGGGAGAGAACGCTCCGAGGTCGAACTCAGCACCGGCTCCAGGCCCGGTATCGACCGACGATGACGTTCCATTCTGATGAACCCCCTCAAGTGGATTTGGTGCTTCATCTGGCACCACAGTCACTGGATGATCAACACGAGCCATGTGATCAACAACCGCTACCGGTTCATTCAGGACAGCGACACGTGCCTGCGCTGCGGGCGCTACAAGGTCAGGATCAGGCTGAAAGGGGAGGATTTCTTCAATGCCAATACTGAAGGGGAAGCCAGTCCTCGATCCGAAGGTCACGTGCCTAGGGTGTGACGTGTGCGGAGATGACGAGGAAAACCATTTCTACGCCCTGGGCCGCAACGGGAAGTACTACTGCTGTGGGTGCTTCTTCAAGGTGGCCAGGGGATGGAAGCAGCCCATCGAGAAACTTCAAAGGAGGACAAGTGGCAACGACAAGGGATAGGGCAGGAGACCCAAGGTTCCACGCACTGCTGAAGGAGATTGCTGATCTCCACGACAAGAAGCAGGAGGACTACGGCACGGACGGAGATCCATTCGCGAACGTGAGGGCTTCGCGGGATTTTGGTGTTAGCCCGTGGATCGGCGCAGTCATTCGGCTGCACGACAAGGTCATTCGACTGAAGTCCTTTTCGAGAAGGGGCGTTCTCGCCAACGAGAGCGTGGAAGACTCGCTGCTGGACATCGCGGTATACGCCCTGATTGCCCTCGTTCTCTACAGGGAAGAGCGAGAGCCTATGGGCGTGTACTGTAGGCTAAAGGAGGGTGGAGATGAGTAAGGGCGGCAACGGCGTCAAGGTCGAAGCTGACGCGCCGGTAACAACCGAGACGCTCAAGGAAATTGTCCAGTCGATTGGCGAGGACGTTCTCCTGGCCGATGGATTTGACGACGCTCTAGTCGGCGTTGTCACGGTGGCAGGGAACGAGGTTGCGCTCTACGACACCGCAGCCTGCCTCGCCAAGCTGATCAACGACGGCATGACCGAAGAAGAAGCCATGGAGCACTTTGAGTTCAACGTGATCGGTTCGTACGTTGGACCGAAGACCCCGGCATTCGGAATGATCTATAGGAGGATCTATTTTGGGACACCTGAAGCCCAGACCAAGACGGTCTCTAAGTAACGGCGTTCGCGTATACGAGCACGATCCGCAGCGCAGGCGGATCTTCCGCAACAGCTACAACTCCGTGCATGGGCTAAGGATGATCAAGCTCATCAACGACGACTCTGACCTCTTGAGCATCTGCGCGACAGGGTGCGAAGAGGGCGCGATGACCGTCCACTACCGCTGGCACAAGGGGCACGAGAGGGTAGTGAGGTACGCATGAGGGCACCCATTCTGTTCATCTACCACGGGAAGTGCTTCGACGGGTTCACCGCAGCTTGGGTGTTCGACAAGCTCCGCAGCCTGTCCGTAGGGCTTACCGATAGGCCGGTCGAGTACTTCGCCGCCAACTACGGCTCAGACCCGCCGGACTGCAAGGGGAAGGAAGTCTGGATCGTTGACTTCTCCTACAAGCGTGACGTGATGCTGGAGAAGATCATCAAGCCTTCGACGCGCACGTTCATGTTCGATCACCACAAGAGCGCGGAGGAAGCCCTTGACGACATCCTGGGCGAGGTTCGGCGCATGGGCCTCCAGCGCGATCAAGACAAGGTCATCTTCGACAACACGCGCTGTGGCTCCGCAATCCTGCACGACGAGATGATGCGGGACGTGGGGAGGCGCGCTGGCGCTCACAGGCCGCACCCGACCGGTCGCCGCCATCTCTGGCTGGTGGACTACATCGAGGACCGAGACCTCTGGAAGTGGGAGCTACCAAACTCCAAGGCGGTCTCTGCGTACATCTCCTCAATCCCCATGACGTTCGAGGCCTGGGAGGCGGCGTACCAGTTGGGCGCTGATGAGATGGCCAAGCAGGGTGCAGGCATCATGAAGTACATCGAGCAATACGGAGCGAAGGCTCGTGCGTTCGGGAAGGTCGAGAAGATCGCCGGACACAAGGTGCCGACCATCAACGTCCAGTACATGAACGCCAGCGACCACGTCGGTACGCTCGCAGAGGAGAACCCGAACGCGCCGTTCGCTGCCGGGTACTTCCGGGGCGACACTGGCAAGTGGTTCTTCTCGCTCCGGTCGAGGGGAGACTTCGACGTGTCGGAGGTCGCGAAGCAGTTCGGTGGTGGCGGTCACAAGAACTCCGCTGGATTCAATGTGGAGAAGCTGCCGTGGGAAACACTAGACGAGGAGGAGATCCTGCCGCTGCCTGTTCCGCACTAACACGGCCAGGATAACTAACATGGCCAAGGTAAAGACGAAGAAGGTCAGCGCGAAGCAGATCAAGGCAATCGGGCTGCTTGTTGCTGGTCAGACCCAGGATCAGGCAGCCCTGACTGTTGGCGTGCGTCCCAACACGATGACGGAGTGGATGCGCGACGAAGTCTTCCGAGACGAGCTACGACTCGCTCTAGAGCGTATGCGTCAGACGTTCGAGTCGCGCGTGATCGGCTTGGCCAACAACGCAGCAGTCCTCGTCGGAGAGATGATCGAGGACAAGGAGGACAAGGACCGTCAGCTTGAGGGAGCCAAGCTGGCGTTCAACGCTGCGGTCCGACTCTCCAACCGCTACAAGGAGATTCAGGTGGAGGGCTACATCGCCCCCGCTCAGCCTCTCGTGGTGTTCCCTCCTGGCACCGCGTTCCCCTGGCAGAGCAAGATTCTCCCGGCGGCAGTCCCGCTGGAGATTCCCGAGTCTACCGATGAAGAGATTGTGGAGGCAGAAGCCTCAGATGTTACAGAAAAGGACCAGTAGTGACAGTACAACCAGAGTTTGTAGACGATGACATTGGCGGCGAGGCACCCTTCGACTGGGCTTCGCCCGAGCAGCAGCAGGCCGTCGAGTCGATGCCGGGATCACCCCTGCTCATGATGGGAGGGTTCAACTCAGGCAAGACCTCCGCCGCAATCCTCCAGGCGCTAGCACTTTGCGGGAGTTTCCCCGGCTACAAGGTGGCCGTCCTTCGTAAGACATTTAAGGATCTTTCTCTTACGACACGCCCCTCGTTTGACCAGTGGATCGACCCCAAGCGGGTGAAGACCCACAACGCGACCGAGGTCGTGCTCGACAACGGCTCGTCCTTCATTTTTCACCATCTTGACTCCCCGAACTCCGCCACGATCCTGAAGGGTCTCGAAATCAACGGAGCGATCCTCGATCAAGCCGAGCAGATGCAGGAGAGGACGTTCACCATCCTCCTGGGCCGTCTTGGTCGCTGGAAGGGCGCTCGCGTCCCCAAGTGGGTTCTTGATGGCTATCCTGGCGAGTGGCCCTGGAAGAACCGTAACGGTCAGCCGATCCCTCCGATCTCCGTCGTCCTGACCGCGAACCCGACCGAGGATGGCGACCCGGAGCTTCACTGGTTGTGGCAACGCTTCTGTCCAGAGTCGAAGTCCTGGCAGGAGAAGTTCTCGAAGCAGGGCTACCGTCAGTTGATGATGCCGACCACCGGCAACAAGTTCGCTGGCAAGCAGAACGTTGAGATCCTCCTTCAGCAGGACGAGGAGTACATCGCACGCTTCGTTCGAGGCGAGTGGGTTCGATCCAAGGGTCACCTCTTCCGCCTGGACGAGTCGTCCATCCTCGACTACGATCCCGCACTCATCTCGTGGATCGAGAACAACTGCATCCTGGGCAGAGTGCTTGACCATGGTGACTCCGCACCGACGTGCTGCCTCTGGTACGGCGTAGACATGTACCACAACATCTTCTTCTGGCAGGAGTACTGGCAGCCGGGGCAGGACGAGGACGGGAACGAGTACAACGTCTCCGATCACCGCAAGGCGATCACCACGCTGTCGCAGGGACTGACGTTCAGAATCAACATCGCTGACGCGTCCATCTTCGACAAGACTCGCAACATCTCAGGGTTCACCCGCAGACAGCAGCGATGGTCGGTGGCCGACGAGTACACAGACCGGAAGCTCATCGACGCCAGGACCGTGATCAACTGGACTCCAGCAGACAAGAACGAGGCTCTCTCCAGGCAGCGACTCTCGCAGTACCTCCGCCTTGACGTAGCGCACGAGCACCCCATCGTCGAGGAGATGATCGGGGCACCGCACATCTACTTCGTCAAGAAGAGCGACGATCATCCACATGGCATCTTCCACGCGATCCGAGACATCAGGAGCGCTAAGCGTTTGCAGGTGGGCGAGAACGACGGCAAGCCAATCTACCACAACGACCGCGATCCCTCGATTCCAGACCATGCGCTAGACTGTGTAAGGTACGTGGTGAACAGTCATCCGATCCCAATGTCCGCCCCAGTGGTGGATACGCGAATGAAGGTGAATGTCCGCAACGACCGGGTGATCGTGGACCTTCCCCCCGTTGAGGATCAGTTCAGGCCGTCCAAGGGCAGCAAGTTCAATCGACCGGGCTGGCGCTCCAGGGGCGGAGGATACTAGGTGGTAAAGTAGACCTATGGGCAACGAAATTCCTGGCGCAGAGAACCTTCTCGGTGATCCGACCGGAGCAGCGCCACCGGTTGGGGTGGACCAGCTAGCCGAAGTACTGCTAGGTGGAACCGGCGACAACGAGCCAGACCCGGAGGAATTGCACAAGGAGGAGGAGAAGGTCCGCCTCATCTTCAAGCGGATTTCCGCGTCCAAGATCCAGAAGAAGAAGTGGGAGGACAACTACGAGGTTGACCGCTCCCACGACTACGTCCGAGGCTTTCAGAGGGACGAGTCTGACGAGCTAGACGCGCAGGGGGATCGCAAGTACCAGATCAACAAGATCCTCGCCGCGCTCAAGACGCGCATCCCGTCCCTCTTCTACTACTTCCCCTACGTCCGCGTGAAGCCTTCCTACGGACGTGCCGACTCTGCGGATTCTCAGGTGCATGAGCGCGCCCAGCTTTTGCAGGACACAGCGAACACCATCGTGCGTCAGCCAAGGACTCGCTTCAAGCCCGAGACCATGCTGGCCCTCAAGGAAGCTCACTGGGCGTTCGGCGTTACGGAGGTCGGCTATGAGGCGGAGTGGGGCGAGAATCCGTTCCAGGCAGCACCGGGTCCGCTTGTCGAGAACGAGGATGTACGGCGCACTCTTGAGGCAATCGAGGAACTTCCCGAAGAAGATTCCGTCGAAGAAGCCATGCAGAAGCTGGACGAAGTGCCGCACATGGAGACGTTCTACGTCAAGCACATTCCAGCAAAGCAGTTCTACGTTGCAAGCAACGACCGATCCGCCACCGAGCGACAAGACTGGGTTGGCTACTGGGAGTGGATGTACGTCGAAGACATCAAGCGCACAGACACCTTCGAAGGCACAGAGGAACTCAAGGCCAGCGCGAAGCACGCCACCGAAGGTAGCACCGTTGACCAAGAACTCATCCCAACCATCAAGGACGAGAACTCCAAGGAGATCCCGCCCGACATGGTCAAGGTCTGGAAGATCTGGGACATGCGAGAGAAGATTCGCTACGTGGTCGCTGAGGGACACGACCGCATCCTGAAGGCAACCGGGTTCTACTTCCTCCCGCTGGCGTTCCTTCGCTTCGAAGTGATGCCGGGAGAGTGGTACCCGATCCCGCCGATCTTCAACCAGCTTACCGAGCAGGACGAGGTCAACGACAGCCGCGAGTGGTTGCGCATCGTCCGCAAGGGCACGAGGCCTCGCTACATCTATGACAAGAGCGCCTTCTCTGCCGACGAGTTGGAAAAGCTGGAGACGGACGATTTCTTCACGATGATCGGTGTCGATAACCAGAACCTCCAGCCTATCGTTCCGGTCGAGATGCCACAGGTGGCCGAAGCGGTCATCCGTACGCTCTCCCTGGCGGACTCCGGATTCTCCGAGCAGTCTGCTTCATCCCCCGTAGATCGCATGACGCGTGGCGCTGGCGGAAAGCCGACCGCTACAGAAGTCGAAGCGATGGGGTCGAAGGGGAGCGTTCGCGATTCGTACGAGCAGCAGGAAGTGGCCGATTGGCTTGGCAGCATCGCGACCAGCATCATCAAGTGCGCACTGGAGAAGATGACCCTGCCACAGTGGGTGATCATCAACTCCGACCCGACCGGACCAGCGTTCGGTATCGAGACGCAGATCATCAACCAGAGCTTCAGCCAGTACATGCAGCTTCTCCACGAGAACATGAAGGCCTTCGGCGTACAGACCGACGAGCAGGCAAAGACGGCGACAGCGACTCCGTCGGTTCAGCCTCAGCCCCAGCAGATGGGTCAAGGCGGCCCGCCACAGGGCGGAATGCCACCACAGCCGGGGATGGAGGGGCAGCCGCCGCAGGGCGGAGCACCACCACCGCAGGGCGGAGCACCACCACCGCAGGGCGGAGCACCACCACCGCAGGGCGGAGCACCACCACCGCAGGGCATGGGCGGACCTCCGCAGATGCCAGGGATGCAGGGTGCGGAGGGACAAGCTCCTCCAGAGCCGAGTATCGGTGGCATGACCGACACGTCCCCGATGTCGGAGCAGGGGATGTATCTCGGCACCCCGATCTCGCCGCCAACGCAGATTCCTGGCATGCCTGGGAAGATGGCGCAGCAGTACCAGCAGGTGACACCAGAACAGCTACAGCAGGCAGACGACGGCATGCAGTGGGATCTGACGGTCGATGTCGAGTCGCTCTCGCCGGTCACGGAAGAGCAGCACGGCAACCGACTCATCCAGGCCCTCAACATGGTTGCGTCGCCTGGAGTCGGCCAGCTTCTCGCCATGTCGCCGCCCCTCCTCAAGACCGTCCTCAACCTGATGGGCATCCGAAACTCGAACGACCAGAAGAACATCTTTGGCGCGCTCCAGATCAAGATGCAGAACGAGCAGCAGATGGCGATGATGGGTGGCCCCGGTCCGGTCGGGGTAGCACCGAGTGGTGGAGCAGGCAGCCCAGAGCCGGGGGCAGGATCGTCCCAAGGCCCGCAACCGGGCGGACCACAACCGGCATCGAAGGGATAGTGAATGACGAACTGCAAGAAGTGCAAGGCTCTCCTAGACGAGCCTAAGAAGAAGCAGCATCACTGTGAGAAGTGCTGCGCGACGGTCGGGGTCGGATCGTTTCCCTTCTGCAAGGGAAACCCTGGTGACCACGGAACGATGTACGGCTTTGATGAAGCGTTCGAGCCCTACGTAGACACGCAGCTTCTGGCGCGGGAAGATCCCCGCGTGCAGGACACGAACAACATGGGGATTCCAGGCGTGATGATCAACAGTCGCAGCGAGCGACGCGCGCTCATGAAGCAGCAGGGGTTGCAGTACGGATCCCAGAAGTTTGAAAATCGCGGCAAGACTCTGTACTTCCAGACTTAGGAGGAATGATGGCTAGGTACGTCCTCGATGACTACATCTTCAGTCCCACGGAGACTGGAGGCCTGGAAATCTTCGTTGGGCCGAACGCACCCCACGCTCTACACATGAGCGAGGAAGAACTTTTCGAGATGTTGTCCACCGTCGGCCTCACCGCCGACTTCGCACCAGCAGACGAACCCGAACTGGATGAGAGTGAGATCGACAAGATCGAACATGAGGACCACGAATTCTAGGAGAACCGCTTGCGCCCTGCGATCCGTATCATCTTTGCCCCCCTCTTCAGACGCGACAAGGCAGTCAGGGAGGCGGGACTCTACCTCCACGGCAAGGCCAGGGGGCGCACGATTTGGCTAGACCCACGTGGCGGTGACGACCTTATTGATACGATTGTTCATGAGATCGCACACGCAAATCACCCGCAATGGCCCGAGAGGGTCGTTCAGGCATACACGAAGAAGCGATTGAAGAAAATGAGTTGGAAGGAAAAGGCTCGATACCTGAAACTTCTAGGGTCAGCTATCCTAGAAGGTGAGGAGTAGTTCCATGGCAACACAAGCACAGGCCACCAAGTACTACAACACGATGACGGAAGAAGAGCAGGCGGCAGTTGACGCCTCCGGTGGCCCCAGTGTTGCTTGGCTCCAGGCGGCTATCGACGCGGGCGTACCCAAGGCAGTCAGGATCGGAGGCGCTCAGGCGGGATCCGACGATCCATACGAAGAGGCTGGGCCTACCGACGCTCTCGGCAACCCGAACGCGGGCTACGATGCCGAAGAGGGCGGGACCATCGCTCCCTACGGAAGTGCCGCAGACTCCGCCGATTGGATGGGCAAGCGCAAGCCGACCGTTGGGGAGCTTCGGAAGTGGGCCAGGGCTCAGCACTCCGGTTACCTTGGTGGAGACAGAAACTCTCAGGACGAGGACTACGAGCGCTACAACGATCAGATTCTGAGCGCGTGGATCAAGGAGAGTTGGGATGTGCAGGGCGGCTCGTTCAGGAACTCTGCTGGCGACCTTGTCGCAAAGCCACCGGACACCGCTGGAGGCCAAGGCGGTCCAGGCGGTCAAGGGGGCGGCGGCGGGAGAGGCGGTTGGGGTCCACCACCACCACCAACCACGTTCGGAAACCAGTTGGGCATGACCGGCAACACGATGCAAGACATGCTGATCACCCAGTTCAACACGGGCCAGGACTCGACGTACGCTCAAGGGAACAACCTCTTCGGACTCGGAGAGGATCGCGCTGTCGGGGGCGAGGACGCGAACGCCGACGACCAGAGCCAGAACGAGGCGCAGACGCTTGCCGGGGGTGGATTGTGGTGGGGGCAAGACGACTTCAACCAGGGGTTCGACGCCACCAAGGTAACTCCAGACGCGGCCCCACAACAGGGACGCGGACGCGGACGCAACAGGCAACAGCAGCAGGGGCAGCCGCAAGAAGCCGTACAAGAAGGCTCAGAAGCCGCTGTGGCCCCGGCAGAACAAGGGCCGCAAGAGCCGAACAACTACAGCCCTGGGATGGCCAACATGATGAACAACCAGAACTGGAAGCGCGGCAACAATCGCAGAAACGATATGTCGGACATGATGTTCGATAGCTATGGCGGTGGTGGCAATTTTTAAGGAGGCCAAGTGACAACAATCAGTGAGGCAATCGAGTCGGTAACCGAGGAAGACGTTCCCGAAGACCAGGGACAAGTGGTCGATGACAATGGCAATGTCCTAGAGGACGACCCGGACGAGGGTGGAGGCACCCTATTGGACCAGCCGGACGATCCCGAGGACGACCCGGACGATGATCCCGATGATCCGGATGCCGATCCAGACGCCGACACCGACGATGACCCCGACGCGGACGCGGACGCGGATGCAGACGACGGCGATGACCTCTTCGATGAGTTGACTGCCGATGAGATTGCGGAAGCGAAGGCGAATCCGGTCACCAACAAGATCCGCAGGACGCTCATGCGGGCATACAGCAAGAAGACTACCGAGCATTCCGAGCTTGTGAAGCTAGGGAACTCGTACAAGTCGGATCCGGTCGGCGTACTCCACGCCATGGCGCAGTCTCTCAACATGAAGGTCACCCCAGCCATGGAGCAGGCAGCAGAGGCAAAGGCTGCCGAGTTGAAGGCAGGAGGCACTCCCGCCGTCGATCCCAACGCAGAGGATCCCGGCAAGGAGCTTGAGGAACTCTTCGGTGAAGAGATCGGCCCGAAGGTCCGTGGTGTCTTCGACAAGTGGGCGGAAGCTCGCTTCGGCAAGGCAATCGCGCCCGTCGAGGCCTCACTCAAGACGGTTGAGCGAGAGCGTCAGGTGGCAGTGCTGGTAGGTGCCGACGCCTCGTTCAGGGCAAAGCACACAGACCTCACTCCGGCCATCGAGAAGGAGATGATCGCGCTTGGCAACTCCAAGAAGATCGTCCCAGGCAACCTGACGCCGCACGAGTACCTTGAGGTCTTGCATGAGGTCGTGGTCGCACGCCACGCTCGCAAGTCCACCGGGAAGACGCAGAAGTCGGCAAGCACGCGCCTCGCGAAGAAGATCGCCGCCAACCGTAGAGATCGGGAGCCCGAGGGGCAGTCCGGTCGCGGAGGCACCGTCAAGAAGGTGTCCAAGGTCGCTAACGCCAAAAGCATCAGCGAAGCCCTCGACATCGCGATGGCCGAACTTGAGGAAGGCGAGCGGTAACACTCCACCACCCCACTCCACCGTTCGCCGGGAAGGGCGCTCTTCGGGGCGCTCTTCTTTTTTTTGGTTCAAAACCTTGACAGAAAGTAAATTGTACCCTTAGCCTGAAATAGACGGGTTCGCGGATGAACGGTCCCGCCAACGTACGAGCGACACAAAGCTGGATTCGGGCGACACGGAGACACTGCCCATCGATTCAGTGGCACCAGCAACGACGTAGGTGAGACGACACGCAGCGAGACCAAATGGGAGTCGGATTTAGAACCCTAGTGGTCTGCTGCGACAGGAAGCTGCCACTTCTACGGCTCCTACACCCCTGGAAACAAAACACTTAAGGAGATTTCTCATGGCGGCAACCACTCTTTCTCGCACGTACAATGCCCGCCTGACTGCGCTTCTCGACAAGATTCGCCCGGTGATGCAGAACCAGATCACCACCGCGAACCCGTTCTACTTCAAGTACAAGAAGAGCGGCAACTGGAAGACCGTTTCGCAGCTTGGCGACCGCTACCGCGTGCCTCTCATGTACGAGTTCGCACCCATTGACACCTTCGGCCCGAACGGCGTCGGTCAGGTGGATGTGACTCCCATCGACGGGCAGACCCCCGCGTTCTTCGACTGGGCACGTATGGCTTCTTCGATCACCATCGGAGACTTCGAACGCGCACAGAACAAGGGCGCAGCACTCGACTTGCTGAAGAGCAAGACCGAGCAGGCGATGTCTGGCCTAGAAGACCGTTTCGGTCGTTGGCTGATGCAGGGCCAGGGCGCAACGGACGACTCCAGCATCACCACCGCACGCACTTCCGCAGTGAACGGCTCCACCTTCATCGAGCCGATCCCGTTGATGATCCAGTACCACGCTACCGACACCGGACAGACCGGTGTGGGAACCGTGGGACAGATCAACTCCGCGACCGAGACGTGGTGGAAGAACATCTCCGTGAAGTCTGCGGCGTCGTCCTACTCCGCGTTCCTCAAGGAGATCGACCACCTCATCAACCTCACCTCCAAGAGCGCCGGACCGGGGCCTGACCTCTTCGTGTCCGACATCTACACCTACGAGTTGGTCAGCGCAGCACTCCGCGCCCTCCAGCGCTTCGTGGACTACGAGGAAGTCAACTTCCCGTGGAAGGCAATCCGCCTGAACGGAGCACCGTTGTGCTTCGATCAGTTCACCCCTGACGTGGCAAACGGTACCTCTTCGGTGGACGCATCTTCCGAGAAGGGCACCATGTACGCCGCAAACACCAAGTACCTTGGAGTGACGGTCTTCTCCGGGGCAGACTTCACCCCTGGCGAGTTCGTTCGCGCACCTAACGGTGCAGGCGAGACGAGCATCGTTCAGTGGTACGGCTGCCACTGGGCATCCCGTCGCGACAAGAACGGCGTTCTGGGCAACATCACGTTGACCACAGCGTCCTAATCCCTTGGGGGGTAGGCAATAGTGCTGAGCCCCCCAAGCAAAGAGTCTAGATAGGGACACAGTGTCTTGAGTCTGGGCACAGGAGAAGTATCATGATCTTCCACGCATTTCAACGTGAAGACGACGACTCTGTCTTCACTGTCGTGTACAACATCGCAGGCGCAGCACTGCCCTTGGGCGGTGTCGCAGAGGTTTCCACTTCCTCTCCGGATGGCGTTCGGGTAACCAGTCCCAGCGCTAAGGGCAACCTGTTCCGTGGCATCGTGGCCGAGGCTATCGCTGACTCCGGGTACGGTCGCGTTCAGGTCGGTGGCTACTGCTCGTACGCAAAGGTGCTGGTTGCCAATTCGTCCGTCGCTGTGACCGCTGGCTACCCGCTCGTTCCGTCCACCGACGCAGGCAGCCTGAAGATCGCAACGGCTACCCCAGGCATCACCGAAGGCTTCGGCTTTGCGAGTGCTCTGGCAACGGTCGCGACGGGGTCCACCACCGTACCGGTGACCTCCGAGATCTTCCTCCGCGCTCTCTAAGGTGGTGACAACTTTGCCCCTGGCTGGGGTCTCCGGATCTCGGCCAGGGGTGTTTTTTGTCTAAATCCTTGGTATACAACGTGGTATAACAGACTGTGCTCCAGCTACAGATTGAAACCAACTCAACCTGCAATGCCGCCTGCCGTTTCTGTATCTACCCGGTGGTGGAAGAGTCCCGTCGCGGGAAGCTCATGAGCATGGACCTCTACAGCAAGATCGTCCGAGAGGCAGCGACTTTTACCAGCATCACATTCCTCACTCTCAATGGGCTGAGTGAGCCGCTGCTGGACCCCAAGCTCGCAGAGCGCATCAAGATGGCTCGCGACCTTCGTCCGGACTGGTTCATCTACTTCCACACCAACGGCGTATACCTCACATCTGATCGCTTCCGCGCGCTACAGGACGCTGGCACATCATTTGTGAGCGTTAGCGTCAACGCACTCAACGCCGAGCAGCACGAGAAGGCGATGGGTCTCGTCGGGAAATATGACAAGGTCTGTAATAATCTGACCGACGCCATCGCCAACTCGGAGACCACGGATGTCGAGTGTACGGCTATCATGGACATCGACAACTTCACCGAGGAGGACGCCAGAAACTTCCTCCGGAAGTGGGGAGACCGCCGGACCAATGGCAGAGGGAAGTGCGTCTACGTCGGCAACTGGTCTGGAGACATGCTGGCGCGGCGTCCGTTCAAGGCGAACGAGTGCTGCGAAAGGGCCGTCAAGCAGATCTACGTCATGTACGACGGCAGGGTGACAGCCTGCTGCTTCGACCCGACCGGGAAGATGATCTTCGGAGACCTCAACAAGCAGACGCTGGCTGAAGTGTACTCATCGGCGGAGTACCTGGGATTCCGGCTGGATCATAGTGAAAATCGAGCCGACGCTTACGACATCTGCAAGAACTGCACGAGGATTTGATGAGGCGAAAGATCCTACTACTCGGAGCCGGATCCAGTACGCAGAAGCGGATCTTCTGTCACGGCCTGGAGGACTGGTGCGGGGAACTGACAACGATGGACATGAACGCGGATCACAACCCCGACATCCTGGCCAACCTCGACCAGCTTCCGTACGACTGGTCGCAGGCTGGCGAGTACGACGAAATCCACGCGTACGAAATTCTTGAGCACACCGGCATGCAGGGTGACTGGAAGTTTTTCTTCGACCAATTCTCTGAGTTCCATCGCATGCTGAAGAAGGGCGGCTATTTCTGTGCGACCGTTCCCAACTATCGGTCGAAGTGGGCCAGGGGCGACCCAGGCCACACGCGTGAGCTTAACGATGGGTCTCTCACCTTCTTGTCTCAGGCGGAGTACGAGGAGCAGGTAGGGAAGACTTCGATGACTGACTACCGGTTCTGCTACAAGGCCGACTTCAAAATCTTGTTGGCGAACTACAAGGACGACGCATTCCGTTTTGTGCTGGAGGCACAATGAGCGAAGAGAAGCCACTAGAGGGGCTGCGAGCCATCCTGGCGGTCCCAACGTACGGACACGTTGACCCGATCTGCCAGAAGTCGGTAAGGGTCGCGATGATGACCGCCACCAACATGGGGCTCAAGTGGGTGGGGGACTCCTCTCCGGATCGCCTACCCTACGGTGATGCCCGCACGTATGTCGCGGGGTCTCTGATGGAGAACAAGGAAGACGCAGACGGCGTCATGTGGATCGACTCGGACATCATGGTTGGTGCCGCAGACATCGCCAACCTCTTGAAGTCCGCCTTGGTCTACAACTCGTCGTTCGTCACAGGGGTGTACCACCAGCGAGAGGGTTTCCTCTGGCCGACCCTGTACGACTATGACAGGGAGGGCGTCACGTACAAGCAGATGGCAAACTACCCGGAGAACGCGTTCTTCCAAGTGGATGGATGCGGGTTCGGCTTCTGCTGGACTGGCCTGGAGGTAGTCGAGAAGATCGCGGCCTCGCCCGACTTCGACCCGAAGGGGAAGTGGTTCCCAGACACGAGAGACGCCGAGGAAGGCTTTGGCGAAGACCTCAGCTTCTGCCATCAGGCTATGAATGTCGGAGTGCAGTTGCAGTGCAACACCACCGTTCAGGTGGGACACTCCGGTCCTCCGGTCATCGTCACGCGGGAGCACTACCTCGCCGCGAAGGCGCAGAGGGACGCAGCGAAGGCAGCGAAGGAACAGGCAGAAAAGGAGGAAAGCAATGACAGTGCTGAGTGAGAGTAAGGTATTCGCGGAGTACCGTAAGACACCGAAGAGTGATCGGGTCTACGACTTCTACCGCTGCTTTAAGTGCGGGCGAGTGCTCTCCCGCGAGACGGAGATCTTGCGCATGGAGGAAGATTCGATGTGCCCGTGCGGAAGCACTCGGTACTCGCCGTCGTGGCCAAGAACTATCGAGTGGGTGAGGCCAGACATCGCAAAGTACACAGTGAAGCTCTTCCTGGCCAGGGGCGTGGCTCCGTGGGCCTCTGAACACAACCTCGACGGTCTCGTGTCCTACATCGAAAGGCTGGTGCGTATTGGATAAGGCGGCGGAGGACAAGACACGCTTCGTTGCCATCTTCGTCAAGTGCGAAGGGGGCTACCTGAGAGCACCGTTCGATATCGCGAAGTTCGACGGTACAATGGACGACAGGGGTATCGTCCCGAACGGGAATGATCACGGCAAGGTCTTCGATGAGATCTGGAAGCTGGACACGATGCCATTCGCAAAGAAGACGAGCTTTGGAGGCCCGGTATGAAGCAGCTACTAGAGATCTTGAAGAAGGAGGAGGGCTTCAGGTCATCTGCGTATCAGGATCATCTAGGCTATTGGACCATCGGGTACGGAACACTCATCGACGCCCGCAAGGGCGGGGGGATCACCGAGAAGCAGGCCGAGTACCTGCTGCTGTCGTACGTTGCGGCGATGTGCGATGAGGTCACCGACGCTCTGCCGTGGGTCCATTTTCTGGATCACGACCGTAGGACGGTCCTGTTCGCGATGGCGTACCAGATGGGGCTACGCGGCCTCCTGTCGTTCCGTAGGACGTTGGACCACGTGAGGCACGGGCGTTATACCCAGGCAGCGAAGGGGATGCGTTCTTCGAAGTGGGCGCGTCAGACTCCTGGCCGCGCAGAACGCATGGCGAAGGCGATGGAGAGGGGAACATTGTGAACGAAATCATTTGGGGCTCATGGCTAGTCATCTTCCTATTCTTTGAGATCAAGGCCGCATTCAACAAGGTCGAGGGGGACACCCTATCCGAGACGGTTGGAGATTGGACGGGCGTTCCGGAGTGGTCGGAGACTGGAAGGAAGTTCAGCAAGCTACGCCGGGGCGTGCTGTTCATCTTCCTTGTATCGCTTACGCTACATTTGGTGTGGGCCACGACCGTACTGCCAGTGATTGTGTTCGGCGCGATCCTATCCCTGATCATCGGGATCGGGATCTTCAAGGAGAAGTCATGAACAAGAAGCTGATTACCGTTGCTCTTGCAACCATCTTTCTCGTGGGGTGTTCTTGGCTACCAAAGCCACCCGACCCAACCGAGCCACCCGTTGATCCCCCGGTCGATCCGCCGTACACGGAATCCTGTCAGGCCCTGCTTGACCAAGGACTGCCTTGGTGCCACGTAGAGGGCATGACCTGTGGTGACTGCCTCCACAACCCGACGCTCGACCCCAAGCACTGCGAGAAGGCGGCTGACTGCCCCGTAGAGCCCCCTCCTGTCGATCCCCCACCCGTGGACCCTCCCGTAGAGAACCAGTGGTTCCCTGTCGTTCCGCAGGATCAGATCACGGCGGTGCGAGGCAACCCAGGCAACTACGGATCCGCCCTGAACAAGGCGATGGCCACACTGACGGGCTGCTACGTCGGCCAAGAGCCGTGCCCAGTGTCGTTGCACGTGGACCTCTGGTTCCAAGCAGTCTGCAAGCAGCTTCATGCGGGCGTGCGCGTAGGGGACGAGATCGTCAAGTTCTCCTGTGGTCGTCATGTGGAATCCCCATTGGGACAGGTGTGCCCTCCAGGCGACGGCTGCTCCGACCAGATCTCGATCAAGCGTGGGTCGTTCTGTGACGGCGACTTCCATGAGAACTACCGCGTGATCAACCCGAACGAAGACGGCGTGCGCTGGTACCCAGGCGCGAAGCTCGACGGGTGGAACGTGGACTGCACGGGCGCAACGTGGCCGGAAGAGCCGGGAACGGAGCCACCGCCGGTAGACCCTCCACCGAGCGACGGCGTGTGCGTAGACCCGAACCCAGCCGGACGAC